GTCGACTCGTATATGAACTGACCGAAAGGCCGGGTCTTCCCAAAAGTGGGTCGACCGGCTTGATCCTTGTACCATCGGTGCATTGAGAAGCTGTCCGTGAGCTCTCCGCAAAAAAGCGAAGAAGCATGGACCAGCCATCAATGCACTGTATTTTCGATGGTGACTTGATATCCGTAACGTAGTATTCGAACTTTTGCAAGTTCTTATTCCAACGACGGCGTTTAGGTTTCAGGGACTCGGGTACTTCACGTAAGCTAGGACATGCAAGATGCATGTCGTCGCTTGGTATGCTTCCATAGATGGATAGCAAACTTCCAACGATTGAATCGTAGGTAGTGAAGTACTTCCTATCATACAGCTGATTTGCATAGGCAATCCAGCTGGTGTAGGACTCAGGACTGGGTGTTGATGACCAGACAGTTCGAAAACGAACTGGAGTGACGTCGACGCCTGTGAAGGCGTCTGTGCCACACGATTCTCTAAAGAATCCACTGGTGCAACTCTTATCGCGGTTTACAAGTAAACCAAACGATTCGAGTTGTTCGATCGCGCGAGCGGCGTGAGCCGTTTTGACGATCACATCATCACCATATACTAAGATACCCTCGCGGGTATCCGTGTCAGGTGCTCCAGCAGTAAGTATAGCCCATATCGTAAGCGCCAATATAGGGAAGCATAAACAGCTTCCCATTGGTGCGAACTTAGTGAGCTCAAGTACTTCTCCGCTGGGGAGCACGGTAGATGAACTCCTACAACATTCGAAGTATGTATATACATGCTCCGGAAAGAGTAGGTGAACTAGATCAACAGATATGCGGTCCGAGGCCTCTTTGAGGTCGAGGGTCGCATAGCCGCCTTTTAGGGAACCCAGAAGGGCACCTATTTGGTTAGGCCGTTGATCTGTGAAGTGGACATTCCATTTAGTAATGGGATGACTCTCCACTAGTTGGACCACCGCACGCCCTAGTCCTTGCTGAATCCATTGATTATCAACGGGTTCGCAGGAGATTAAGCGTGGGCCGCGTGAATCTTTCGGCACGAGCAAAACTCGGGCCGGATGATCCACAGATGTGACACTAGGAATAGTGTCCCATCGGTCACAGACGTGTCCGCCTGATGCCATAAAATAAGCATCAAATGGATATAGGTCGGTGATTCTCGCCGAGACATTAGTCCAAAGGTACTTCTCCCAGAGTCGCTGCTTGGTAGCAACGATTCCTGGGCCGTGCCTAGGGTAAATGTCTTTCGGGTCGAAGAAGGCAAAGAGGTTACTAAGTAATATCTTTGCCTCGCGTACTATCTGTGCCGGTGTAATCGCACTATTGCGGTTACGTCGACCAAGACAGTCTTTACGTGAATCATCAGCAATTTCTTGCAGGTGAGGACGTAAGGTTTTAAGATCGTCTTCCGTTTCTTTGAAACGGGCGACGACTTTCTGTTCTTGTTCATGGGAATAAGGGAGCTCATATTTGTAAAATGCAAATAGGAGCAACCTCAGCTCTCTGACACTAGTACTACACGGATTAGGAAGGAGTGCACCGTTTGGTTGGAAGACTTGATTGAAGAACTCACCGAGAAACCTCGGAAGTTCACTCGAATCTTGGGTATCAAACCCAATATCTCGAGCGTTCAATTTTGTCTCTCCAGTAAGGGCCCTATCAAGGGCCTTACCCAAACGAGGCAAGGTTTTCGTTAGAAAACCTAATCCTTCCTTGCGTAGACGTTTGTTAACTTTTAACTGAGTTAGCTTGCAGCTACGAGTGTTGAACACCAATCCATGAGCGTTTGACGCGTCATGAAGCAGTGCAGCGATGATTTTACTTTCATCTAGGCTCTTATTGGTTACCATAAGGTAAACCTCCTAGAGCATGCATACGCTTCACGATACTGTTGAATGAACCTGTGGACTATTAGCTAATACAGTCATGAAAACCGTAATAACCATTGGACGCGACACGCCGGATGCAGATGAACCTACCCTTTACGGGTTAGTTCACGATGCAGTCCGACTAATTCGCCCAGATCTGTACACCAACGGGAAGCGCCCTCGCCTACAAGTTAGGAACGGGAATGGGCACGAACCAGGAGTTACTTCAATACAAGAAAGTGATAATGAAATCACAATCTTGACGAAGAACGTCTGGGAAGTGCTTATCCCGATCCGAAACCTGAAAGCAGGAAGAGCGGTCGTTGGTGAACTAGATACAGTCCGACAGCCAGTCTCAACACTGACGACCGAAGGCGCCGTGAGGCGCCCTCGGAAGTTAGGACGTTGGGACTAGTATGCAGTGTCCACCTCTAGGGTCAAACTGACCCGTCGAGGAGGACAACAGCGCCCGTGCCAGTGCCATCGAACAATACCGTCGTCCCAGCGCCAGTTGTGGCGAGGAACGACATGAGTTCGGAAAGGACATTGGCCATCTCCGTCTGTGCCGTCAAAGCCCCGACAGGGGCATCTAAGACGACATAGGCGGACACTACCACAGGAGTCACAGAGTCGACGGACGAGATGACAGTTTTGTCAAATCGTACGACCGAACGTCTGCGAAGCTTGAGGCCAGTGCTCGATTCAGCGTGTCGAATGCTGAGTCGATGAGGGGAACTAGGGGTTTCAAGGATAGCCTTGAACTCCGTTTCCCGGACGCCGCTGGACCATCGAGAAAACTCGACTTCGGTTCCAGCTGCATTCTTTATCTCATTCGTATTTAGCGTATTTGCTAGCATACTTTTGTTGATTAAGGACACGTGTAACACCAAAGTCTAGGCCTCAACGATGTGTTGAGATACCTAGAGGATGCCCGATACGACTTCACAATCGCATCGGTAGCTTCTAACTTACACATACTGAGCGACGAAAGTCGCTCTTGGTTACTTACCGCTTGCGTGATAACACGAGAGCGGCGGCGAGGCTGAACTCTTTAAGGTTCAACCCGCTCGATTCAATCGAGCTACTGGTCGGCAACCCTACGGAACGTCTATATGACGTTTCCAAAGTTGACGCCAGGTGACCTGTATTCTGTAAAGGACATGGCCAGGAGCCCACTCGAATATGATGTCGAGTGAGCTTAACCTGACGTGTACGCTTTATAGACCACAGATATCTCAGTATGTTAATCTGAGGTTCCATGTTGCTAAGTTTGTGACTACTGAGCCATCGGCTTACGCCGAAGACCCAGTCAACCACAAATGACCAAGGCAAGGCGTTCCAGATGATCGCGGGGTTAAGGTTAACCCCGAGACTGTCTAGGACACCAAGCAATCGAGCATGCTCGACTTGGTATTGAGTATAATTAAAATTATACTCAATTTGCGCGTGGAACTGGGAGAGAGTCTCCCCGCAATACCGATCGATATAAACGGCGTTACCGAGTTCTGGACCGGCCGCATTAGGCGGAGTCAAGAATCGTGCGTCGCTGCTATCGGGTCTTGCAGGGAACTCAACAAAAGAATAGACAAAGTGTCTACTCTGACGTTTCCCAGCTCTGCGTAGGAGGTCGTTTAAACGACGTTCGTACGCAGACATCGTCTTGAATATCGAGGCGATGTCAGATAATAGAGGTAGGATGTTGAACTGCGCTTGCAGATAACTATCCGCCCCTAGTCGAAGGAGGCTTCTCAGAGATTCGCGTTTCTTTGGTATATTACCAAATAACGCGATACCTCTAAGAGTCCGTGGGAGGGAGGGTATGTCCTTTAGCTCATATAATGAGTTTAGAGAACTTAGCTCATTTCGCAAAGAAGGAAGCATGGACTGCAAAGCCCGTGCATTCAACTGAGCGAGATCCGAAGGCGCTGGCACAAAGCCATTGTCATCGGTCCTCTTCACATATAACTGGTCCAGCCCAGAAAAAGGCCGGCCCATGTCTCCGAACGGTCCATCTAGAGGTGCTCCGTTGCCTGAGTAGGCACCGTAGTACCCGGCCCTTGGGTCTGTTACAAGTGCGGAATAGTACGTCTTATCATCTGGATAAAACGCACCACTCACGTACGAGTATACATTCGCAGAACCAGGAATAGCCGCGTGGCACGAGTAGTGCTCAAACGGTTTCCAGGCTCTGCGATCCCCATCAGAGTTAGGTGTCATTTCTTCAAAATGCTTAGTACAAGCATCGAAGGTTAATGGTATTAACACTGAGGCTGGCGGGTGAGCGTCATTTTTAAAAGTGACGTCATCCCGACCAACTGCAAGGCCGTCAATAGATGTGACTGTTTTCATACTGAGGTTGATAAGGCTATGAAGCCAAACCAACCCCCACACTGCAACTTAGTTGCAGAGGAAACACCCACAATCACTTGCGTGATTAGGGTGAGTCCTCGAAAAGGTAGACGAAGGTTTCCCTTCATCTACCAATGTAACTAGGCGTGCGAACCGATCGGCTCTTGCGAGTCGAAGGGTCCGTAGCCACGTCCTCTTGGTAGACGCATCTAGGTTTGAAACCCGGATGTACTTGCCAATCTGACGCAGTAATGCAGTATGGCTAGGAAGTTTAGTCTTCATAGATATACTCAACGGATTGTTGACATGGTCAACATTAAGGTTGCGCACCAACAGGGTG